TAACTGCATCGTTACCTTCTGGAGTTAATTTTGTTAATGCTTTTTTATAATATGTTGCGCGGGTTTTAACATCAACTTTGTCGTAAGCAGCTTTCTTATGAAATTTAGTTTTACTCTTTTGACCTTTTGGAAGCCCAGCTTCAGCTTTAGTTTGGCTATCAACCATTTCATTATAAGCATGATGTGCTGCAGTAGCAGTTTTAACTAATTTGTGCAAAGTAGCACCGTGTGTTGGACCAGCATAGTCAGCTGTTCTTTCTTCTTCATGATGTGGATGATCTTCATGTGTATGATCATATCCTAGTTTTGCATCATTAATATGTGTTTCAGAAGGATTCTCTTGTTCAGCTTTTTTATGCCTTTCCATTTCATCATAATGGTGGTCTTGAGCTCCACTACCATAATGATGTTCATGATAATGACCGACATGCGAAGATGTATATTCTTTTTCTTTGTGAGTTTCCATATGAGCGACAGCAGCAGCGTGAGCATCTGTATGGAGTTTTAAAGTATGTTCAGCATGAGCTATTCTGTCTTTTGCTTCTGGGGCATGTGCTTTAAGTTTTCCTATATGCTTTTTAGTAGCCTCCACACGCATTTCAGCATCACTCTTACCATGAACAGCTCTACGATCTTTGTCGCTCTCACCATCTATGCTATTTTCTCTAGCAATAATGCGAGAAGAAGCCATGTCGCGAGAATGAGCTTCAGCCTCGTCCACTTTTAGTTTAGTGTTTCCAGCGGCATCTACCCAATCACCTTTAGGATGGGGGGCCAATCTACCTGAATTATTAGGATTATGAGGAGCAGTAGTATCAAAGAATGATCCGTCTTTACCCTTAGGTCGCATTGCGTTTGGATTGTTAGCCTTGCCTTTTTTGGTAATATTATAACTTGCGCTCGACCCTTTTAAATCCGCTAATTTTTGAGCGTTACTTTTACTTTTATTAGCCAGCTCTGCTTTTGCTTTTTCATGTTCAGCATCTTGCTTAGCAACTCTCTTAGCTACGGCGTCCATTTTTGCGGCATGCTTTTCAGGACTATTTTTAAATGCGGTTACTGCTGCATTTTTTGCCTGTTTAAGTTTTGTAAGCAAACCTTTTTCGTTGAGTTGCTTTTGATGTTGAATATCTTCGTTCATCTGTTTAAAAGTTTTCATATCTACCCCATTCGATAATTTGCTAATCTATTTTACTATATTTATACAAATAAAAAAAGGAACAAAACTAATTGCTCCTTTTCTATACTATTTCTTGTAAAGAATTACGCTACCATATCCTCTAATTCATATATCTTCTGATCTAAATATACCTTTTTTGATTCAAGTTTCTTAGCTAAAGAATGGTTACCCTTTTGTTTTATTTCCTCTACATAAGCTTTAAGCTCAGTAGAATCTTTTTGCAATTTCGCTATTTGATTGTTATGTAAAACCATTTTAGTTCTCCTAAAAAAAGACAGACTCTTCCAAAGAAGGCCTGTCTATAAATCTAATTATAAGTATATTTTCCAATCATTATATATTTATTTCTGTATCAAATTCGGAAAGGCTTCGTTTGCTACTGCTTTGGTAACTCCTTTTATTGGGGTTTTGTTAATCATATTAATAATTAATTGTGCTTCAGGAGGCTCAACTGACTCTAACAAAATAATAAAAGATTTTTCTCTTTTTACTTTTTGCATAGAATCGCCTGGACCACCTTTAACAAATGAAATGAAATCTTTGTGTCTTTTATAAAGATTAGATGGTGCATTATAACCTTCATTTGCTTCAAATGGTGGGGGTGGGCCAGCTGGAATATTAAATTGAACACTAGTATCATATGTTCCTTTTAAAATATCTTTTAGGGCCCAGCACTCATTCTTTTTTAATATCTCAATCTTTTCTTTTTTAGATCGAGCTTTTATTACATCATTAAGTATATCACTTATCATTATTATATAAACTCCTGTACACTTTCAACTAACATTCTACAACGCTTAGCTACAAGATATGGGAACACTTTACTTTTATTTCCATATTGATCTTGTTCTACATACTTATTTATAATTTCTTCTTTAATGTTTTGAGGACATTCTGATTTTTCTGTTAAATCTATTAGTTTTTTATTACGTAAATAATTACGATAAACTTCATCACCTAAAGCTTTTGGATCTTCTAAGAGAGCAGCTTTTTTCTTTGATGATAAAGTACCTTGCCGTCTACCTTCTACAAAAACTTTATCGTCAGATAAAACATTTGGTACACCATCGGTGCCGCATCCAGTAAGAATATGCTCTTCAAGATAAAGCCTAGGATTAGGTTCATCTACAAATTTCTTAGTAGATGTTGACCATTGCCGAACATTGCCATATTTTTGTAGTTGACGAAAATCTTTATCAGCTGATACAATCATTACCTCTTCATGATTACCAAACTCTTGAGTCCATTTTACTATTTCAGCAATAGAATCATCAGCTTCACATCCCCATTGATGAATAACTTTATATGGAAAATGTTCTTTTAATTCTTCGCGAACTAAATTTATACAACGAAAAGCTTCATCCCAATCAATCTTAGATTTTTCACGCGATTCTTTGCGCTTTCCTTTATATTCAGGATATACATCTTTGCGCCAATTTCCACCAGCATCGCATACAATAACTATTTCACCATATTTGTCTTTAAACTTTTGACGATACATACGAATACTATTTAATATCATATGGCGTATTAAATTTTCATCAGCATTTGTTAAGCCCATTGCGACAGGGGCAATTGAAATACCTGAGAAGTCAATTAAAATCATAGTTGATTCCTTTCATTATATAGACATTATACCATAGTATTACTCAATTGTAAACCCTTTATTCAGATAATTTTTGAATTAATTTTACGTCAACTTTGCCCTCTTGCATTAATCTTTGACGATTAGCAAGATGTCCAACTTCGACATCAGCTTTTGATTGACCATGATATGGGACAGCATGACCTTCATCAATAAGAATCTCTGTACACATACGTCCGTCTGGCGCAACAAAGTCGCCAAGGACTCTACCAAACTTACCTTTCATATCTTCACCATCTTTATTAATTTCAGTCTTTAATACACCTTTAGCTCCAAGAAGTTCTTGAAGTCTTGCTTTAGCTGCTTTACCAAAAACCTTTTCAACCTTATCGCTGGTACGAGATTCAGGCGTATCAATACCCATCACACGAACTCTTTCATCTGTTAATACAATACCAAATCCAAGATCAATATCTACATCAACTGTATCTCCGTCAACTACTCTATTAATAGTACATTTATATTCGTACATTATTCTTTTCCTTTTACATGCTTTGAATGAATTTTGCATCCAATAAATTGATTATAATATTCATCACTAAAAAGGACTTCACGATCAAATTGTTCTTTTGCCTCGTAATAGCTCATAAGACCTTTTGTCTTACATAGCTTTATTATTTCTCTTTTAAATCTATTTTCTCCATCATTTTCTACAAGCAACTTAACTTCTTCATTTGAGCCATAATAGCTTATCCAATCAGATTGTGCTTTTTTTATTCTTCGACGGGTTTTACCTTTTAAAGGTTTAAGTCTTCTTGTAGACCATAGTGTTTTTTTACCAATGTATTTTTTATTATTTGTTAAATCAGTTATACAGTAAACAAATCCAGCTAATTCATCAATACGAGAATCAGCTGGATCAAACTCTTTATTTTCAAATAACCACAATATAGTATTCCTTAATTACAAAATACTATTTATACACTTCAATCTTCTCCGTCTAAAACCTGAGCATTTACTTCGTGTCCACAGCACGGGCAATATTCTGGCTCTTTATCTTCTTCTGTTGATACTTGTGATTCTGTGTCACAATAATCGCACTCAATATAATAGTGTAACATATAGTATTCCTTACGCTTCGCAACTTGCACAGTTCATAATATCACGAACTAATTCTTGTGCGGGGTTTGCTGATCTTTGATAGTAAAATGTTTTAACTCCTAACTTCCAACCTTCAATAATCAAAGAATTGACATCTTTTGCTGGAATATCTGGATGAATAAGAATGTTTAACGACTGAGATTGATCAATATATTTTTGTCTTCCGCCAGCTTGCTGAACAATTGAAAGCGGTGTAATCTCACTAAAAGTCTTATACACATCTTTTTCATGCTCAGTTAAAAAATCAAGATGTTGAACAGATCCGCCGTGTTTAAGAATATCTACCCATACTTCTTCGTTATTTTTACCATGATCATGTAGTACAGCTTTAAGATGAGGATTACGATATGTAAATTTACCCTTTGCTAAATCTTTTGTAAAGTAATTTGAAGCGAGTGGCTCAATAGACGGAGACACCTGACCAAGAATAAACGAAGAAGATGTAGTAGGAGCTACTGCAGTTCTTGTAAGATTACGCTCTCCAGTACCTAACATACCTTTTGGCTCACCATATTCAATAGCTAATTCTTTTGATGCTTCAAGTGATTTATCATCAATAAATTTACTAATTTTCATAGAAAGCATTTGTGCTTCAAATGATTCAAATGCTATACTCTTCGATTGAAGATATGTATGCCAGCCTAACTGTCCAAGTCCTAAAGCTCTCCAATGTAATGCAAAATTATAAGCAGAATGCATAAACTGAATATCTTTAGTTTTTTCAATATATTCTTCCATTACTGCATCAAGAAACCAAATCATCGTTTCTACTGCGTCAGTTTCAGACCATTCATCAAATGTAGCACAATTCATCGAAGCTAGATTGCATACAAATGACCATTCATCGCTTGAAGGTAAACAAATCTCAGAACAAAGATTAGACGCCCAAATAGGAATATCTTGATCTTTCAACACTTGAGGCTTATTATTATTAACAGTATCACTAAAGAACAAATATGGATAACCACTTTCTCTACGCTTACGAAGTACACGAGCCCATACAGTTCTTTTCTCTGAATCGCCATCTATCATAGATTGCATCCATTCATCAGAGATACAAACACCTAGTGATAGATGCATAATAGAAGAGCCTTCTTCACGACACTCAAGAAACTCCATAATATCTGGAGAATCAATAGGCAAATAAGCTGCAAAAGATCCTCTGCGCACTGATCCCTGAGCAACTACGTCTACTTGCGTCTCAGTGAGATTCATAAAATGCACAGGTCCATCAGCTACACCACCAGATTTAATAGGTTCTCCTCTTGATCGAATAGCTCCAAAGTAACCTGATGTGCCTGCACCCATCTTTGTTTGCATTCCAACTTCAGCATTTTTCATTAAAATTGATGCCATATCGTCTTCAACAAAAACGCCATTACATGAAATAGGCAATCCTTTTTTAGTTCCAAAGTTAGACCATACTGGAGATGATAGAGAATAGAATCCTCTGCTCATATAACCATAAAACTTATCAGCAAAACCTTCTTTATCAAGAATCGTTTCTGCAGCTTGGGCGATCATTCGCACTCGCTCTTCGGTTGTCATATTTCCATCAATGTATCCACGACTTAAAAAAAGCCGTGAATCATCGTTTGCCCACTCAAATCCCATTATGTAATCCTTTAAAATAAATCATCAGCAGTAATACCTTGACCCTTTGCATATTCAACTGGACGCTTTTGAAAGAAGTCTGTCATGTTAGCACCCAATAATTCTTCATCAAACCAAAAAGTTTGATCAACATCATCTTGATTATATATAATCTCTGAATTATCAAACCCGATTTGATCTAAAGAATCAGACATTCTTTTAGCAATAAATGATTTAAGAATACCAGCAGATAGACCTTTTGTTTCATAATCACCCATAATCCAATCAATCACTTTGCTTTCAGCTTTAAGAGCATCAATGCATTCTTCTTTTACTCTTGATTCGAGTTCTGCATCAAATAATTCTGGATATTCTTCACGCAGGGTATTGATTAATTTAATGCCTACTTGAGCATGTAACATTTCTTCATTACGAGTATATTGTACTTGTTGTGCACAATCTTTCATTACTGCTTTATTACGATTCATATGCATGATAATATAGAATTGACTAAATAAACTTACATTTTCAACAAACAATGTAAATAACATAATGGAATAAATATATTGCTTTTTATCGTCAGCATATACTTTATTATTATATTTACGTAAATAGTCTACACGGCCTTTAATTACTTTTTCATTTAAATTTTCTTCAAACACATGAGTCAAATGTAAGACATCAAGAATTTTCTCATATGCCATATTATGAATGACTTCTGAATTGGCCATTGCATAGCCTAAATCTTTAATTGATGGATGAGGTAAGTGATTACCTACATCGGCCCAAAATGATTTAACTGCAATTTCAATTTGACCAATTGCTGACATGGTCTTAACAACAATCTCCCGTTCTTCTGGACTTAGATCTGATTTAAATTGTGAATAATCTGAACGAAAGTTAAATTCTTCAGGTGTCCAAAAGCCTTTCCAAATAGCTTCAATAAAGTCTTTTGTCCATGGATATAAATCTGGTTTTCTGGAGATTTGTTCTTGAAATAGCATATAATTTTCCCTTAAGCGTAAAATATATACTCAGTAAATCGTATATTTACTAAGTATTAGTTGAAGTTTGTTTTATGATTAGTACTATTATATATCAATGTTAGGTTTTTGTAAATACCATATATGCCCCTTTTTGTAAAAAAAAGTAATATATATGGTATTTTTATATGTACAAAGGTATATATCTATGGTATAATAAGAGAGTAATCTCTTAAAAGGGAGGATAGTATACTATGCGTCAGAATAGTTTTTACGCTGTATTGATCCTGTAGAATTCTTTCTACTACTAATATTTCTATTATCACCTGAAATTCTTGACATCTCATTTATTCTATTTTCAAGTTCTTGAATCTTAGCTGCTATCTTTGGATTTACTTTTTTCCATGCTTCTGGATCTTGATCAAACCATGTCCATCCATATCTATCACGCAACCAGTCAAGAATTTGATCAAACTTTGAATATCCCCATAAACCTATTCGCGTGTCTCGTATATATGCTAAACAAGCAGCGCCTAAAAGTGCTCCAGCTATGCTGGTATAAATCCATAAGTATTCCATTGTTATTCCTCTATAGTAACTGCTTTATCCATGGTTTTTTCGCTTTCAATATAATAATTTTTATATGCTTGAATGATCGCTTGTTGTTGTCCTATATACATTCTAATATCAGATATATTTAAACCTAATTTTCCATAATCATCACCAGTCAATCCAAATAAAGCTAAATCATCACCAGTCTTTTTTAAATTATCAAAAACTTCAGAATGGTTATTTGGTGTAATTACAACCCATGTTATATCACGTTGATCAATTTGGTCTGCATTAGGCAATACTAGCTCAGGTCTCTTGACTGGCTTAGTTCTAATTTCTACTACCTCAGGGAGTTGTCTCTTCAGGCTGCTGCACCCGATTAGGGATAACGAGAGTATCAAACAACCAAGGACATTCACGATTAAACGCTTTTCCATTTTCTGCATCTCTTTCTTTTTCACTTAGAGGCGCGCCTGACATCAATTCAAAGCATCTCCCAGCATTTACAGTTCCTCTATTAATTATTCTTTCTGCTACTTCTGGTTTCTCGACTCCGAGTAATCCAAGATCTAAACTTTCTAACTTTTTAGCTAAAATTTTGTTCCGCGTGCGGGTGCGGGTCATTTGCTTATTAACAGCATTTAATTCAGTATTAACAGCTTGAATATCAGACTCAAGCGCGCCAATAGTATCTTTTTGAGTCTGTACAGCACCCTCAAGCTTAGCATTGTTTGCTGTTAATATTTCTATTTTTGCTTGCATATGATTCCACGTAGCATAGGCTCCATAACCTATAGAGCCTATTAAACCGATTACGAATATCATCATATAAATTTTAAGCATTTACTTGCCGTATGCGTGGTTTTTAAATGTAGTTAACAATAGTTCTTTACCTCTATATTTTTTCTTTAAAGTATTAGCTTTTGAACTATTGAGTTTATATCTACGATCAGTTACCGGAACTTCTTTGACTCTACGCATCATTTTATGACCAAGCGGAATATTATCGTGGCCAGCAACTGGTCCACCGGCACCGATTGAATTAGACGGCGAATCTTCTCGAACTTCGTCTTTTTTATCATCTTTTTCAGAAGGCTTATAATTTTTTAATGCCTTCTTTAAAGATCTTATTTGTGCTAATTTATTTTTCATGCTGCTATTTCTCCTATAGTAACATAGACTTTTTGTTTTGTGTTTACATGTGTAGCTTCATATACATTTAGCCCAAACATTTCACCTACAGGATAACAGTCATTTCCAACTCTAATCCAATCTCTTGGTCTTACAATTTCTTCAAATGTGCTATTAACTATTTTACTATTTTTAACTCTATATGATCCTGGAGCTAATGCACCACTTTCTAATAAAAACCAACCATTTTGTTCAGATAAAAAATCAAGTGGATCAAGTCCGCATTTTTCTGTAATTTGTTTTATTGACTTATCAGACAATTCTAAATTTTCTTTAATAAGATATAAAGCTGCACCGTAACGAGCAACAATTGATTGTCCGCCTGGAGCTTTAGCCATTAATCTCTTAATATTGAATACTAAACGAATAAATGGTGTATATGCATCTCTTTGCTCTGGGTAATCTAAGTCACCGTCAGTTTTAGTACGCTTACCATCTTTATCAATAAGACCCAATTCAAAAGCTTTTGTTTTTTCAAATGGTGTTACTAATAGAGCTAAGAATCTAAAAGTGTATACTAAATCACCAGCCTTCTTAATAAATCCCATTCTTATATCTTTCTTAACTGTTGTACTATAAAATCATCCATCTCAATATCTATAAAATCTGTTGGCTCGATATGTTTTAAGAATATCAAAAAAGGTTTTATAACTTTCCAATGTTCATTATTTAATTTGAATCTTAAAATCTTTATGCTCGCTTCAACTCCAAAAACATTAAAAATAATAATAAGATGGTTTAATATCAATCTATCTGATAATCTTTCAGATTCAATATATCTATTTACCAATCTTTTTACGTACTTAAATCTATTCAAATCTTCATAAAACTCCTCGACATCAATACATTTTGGATTGTAGTAATGCCGAGAAGCAAATATTAGTAAATTGTCATCATTTATTTCATCAAATAATTGCATTATGTTTCTATACTTTATTAATTTATATTACTCGACTTTTTTAGCCTTAGCCTTTGTCGCGTTCCACTTAGCATGATCTTCAGGACTATCGCCGCTCTCAGGTGTCATAAGATCTGTTACATGATGAGTATACGTATCGTTACCTTCTCTTATATTTTGCAAAAGCGCCGCATAGGTTTTAATAGTTTTTTCGTTATCATTATTTGCAAACATTATTTATCTCCTCTAATGTATTTAGCATACTTATCCATATAGCTTTCTGTTTTTACGGCGGGACCACCATATGGTGTGGGATCTGGCATAATTTTTTGATCACCTTTTGATGTAGGAATATTAGGCGTTTTGGCCACTGCCTTTGGTGCTTTTTTAATAGCTTCAGCTGTCTTTTTAGCCGCAACGTTACCATCAAACTCTGGTAAAACATCTGGATGAATAGTATGCATATCAACAAATTCTTTTTCAGTCATTGTATTACGACCAGCTTTATCAGTCCAACGACCTGCTGCCTGCTCATCATTGGCTTGAGCTGCAGTTACCGGTGTTGAGTGATGAATTCCAGTTGGCTTAGCAGCTTCTTGCACAGATTCTTTAGTCAAACGATCAGTAGCTTTTGCGATACCTTTTATACGATTTCTTCCTTTACGCACTGATCCTAGCTCGGTAGGCTCTTGCGCGCCTAACGCGTATGCACGATACTCAACATCATCTGCCGCTTTATTAATGTAACTACCAAGAGTTTTCTTATCTAATTCATTGATTTTAGCGGTACCTTCTTTAGTCATTTTATCAATAGCTGTGTTAATACCAGCTTTACGATTACGAAGCTTATCATCCGCACGGTTTGCTTTTTTGAAATTCTTGTCCATTACTCCAGGGTTTTTAGCTGCCATTCCACGCTTTTCATATTCGGTGGCGAAGCGGCTTTGTGTATCTACATCATCCATAGCTTTTTTGGCATAACTACCAAGAGTTTTCTTATGCAATTCACTAATTTCATTTTTAGCTCGAACAGCTTCAACCATATTACTAACACGATCCATAACAGATTCTTTTTGAACTGGACCATGTGACCGAACTTTTTCCAGATCGGGTCCAGTAATTTTGCCGTCTTTATTATGATCTAATTTATGCTGTTTGCCGTGAAGTTCTTCTGTTTCCATTTTCTTTGTTAATGCAGCAGGCATAGGCTTCAAAGATACTTTATCTTTTGATTTAGCCATTCTTGCAGCCTTATCAAAATCACGTTGTTGCTGTTTTGTACCAGGTCTAACAAGTGCAGTATCTGCTCCTTTTGCTGGAATTGATCTTTGATCATTTGCCATATTTCTATCATTATCTCCGGCTTTTGATACTTTTCTGGAAGCATTTACTGTACCACATGCTGCTTCTGCAACCATTGCTTCAGCTTGATCTAATGTATAGCCCTGATCGATAAGTGCTAATACATCGTCTACATTTACTGATTCATGTACTTCAGGATGAACGTCTTTTGCATGTT